TATATGCGTGGGACGAAGACATCACAGATTGGGTAGAAATGCCAAATGTTGTAATTTTAGGATAAGTATGAAAAAAAGACATGATTTAGGATATTTTGGTAATATATGGGTAAGACAAAATGAATTGCAAAATGCAGGGGATGAAACGTCGGGGCATTATCATTTGTTTGACCATGTTAGTTTACTTGTAAGTGGTACAGTTGAGGTTGAAGTAGAAGGCAATCCTCCTAGAATTTTTACCGCGCCCACATTTATTGTTATTAAAAAAGAACGCCCGCATAAATTTAAAGCAATAACAGACGATGTGATTTGGTACTGTGTTTTTGCTATAAGAGATATTGACGGAGAAGTATCTGACATAATACCAGAAACATCATTGCCATATTTTATTAATGATGTTCATCCAGAATACTGGGAAAGACGTAAAAAATTAGAGGATATGAGTATAGATGTGGCAGATAAACCATATCCATTAGATGGTAAATTATATGAATGGAATAAAGAAGTTGCCGATTGGACGTTAATTTAAACATATTCTAAAATGCTTACTTTCAATAATTTAAACATCGTCGGCGCGATATCTGCCACGGCAGTTCCTGTAGAAAATGGTAGCATCTATTTCAATGGTAAGTCAGATTACCTTTATTCTTCATCAACCGATTTTAATCTTGCAACAAATAATTTAGATTTTACTCTTGAATTCTGGTTCTATTCTACAAATTTAACCAAAGGTAGATTGCCTTTAATTAATAAGGGGTGGTCTGAAAATTCTACAAATTCTTCGTATGGTATATATCTAGTTGAACCTACTGGAGTTGTAAGATGGATGTTTGGAGATGGTGGTGCTGGGGGTGCTTTTTTCGATGCAAGTAATTATCCAATCACAGCCAATACTTGGTATCACGTTGCATTAGTTCGAAATTCTAGTGCAGCACATTGTTATCTCAATGGCGTACATCTTAGCTCACTTAATAATTCTAGCTTCGGTGATAGTGGTGCAGATTTTACTATAGGAACACAATCTTCTGGAACTGCTTATGACTTTTTTCAAGGATATATTAGTAATCCAAGATTGGTGAAAGGTGTCACTGTTTATAGAAAAGGATTTGATACTCCAACGACCGCATTAACGGCAATTACAAATACGACATTATTATTAGCCACTGCGTCGCCTGACGCATATTTAACTGATAGTAGTACAAATAATTTTACTTTTACTAATAATAATGGAGTTGCATATAATGCACTTTCTCCAATTAGTACTGGCGGTAGTTTAAGTTTTAATGGCACGAATCAATATTTATCGCTGGCATCAAATACGGCATTTGATCAAAATGGTGTATTTACTTGGGAAGCCTGGATTTATCCGACAAATATAAATTCTGGATATGTTTGGGCAGAACTTAATAGTGGATTCTTAGGTTTAGCAATAGGTGCTGGCAAATTAGCGGTTGATATGAGTTTTGTTGGTGTTCAAATAACAGCAGGCAGTACACTTACAGCAAATGCATGGTATCATGTAGCACTCGTTTATGATGGCACCAACACAAGATTATTTTTAAATGGCAGTATAGAAGGTTCCTTTGCAGGAGGCGGTTCGGCCTCTGGCGGTCCATTATGGATTGGAAATTATAATAACGGACCTAATTATTTTAGTGGATATATTTCCAACTTTCGCATTGTAAAAGGAACTGCTTTATATAATGCTAATTTTATTCCACCAAATCAACCATTATTACCAACACAATCTGCAAACGTATATGGTTCTTTATCTTCGGCAATACCTTTAGCAAATACTATTTTGTCGATGAATACTTATAATGAGCCATTCTATAGACAAGATTATTCTGCAAATAATAGAGTATTATCTGTTGCCGGTTTACCGGGTAGAAGTTCAATTAATCCATTCTACACTAATGGTAGTCTATATTTTAATGGTGCTAGTTATTTAACTGTTGTTCCCAACAATACTAATTTAAATTTAGGCACAGGTGATTTTACTATTGAGTCATGGGTATATCCTACTACCGTTGGTGCAGATATGTTTGTTATATCATCAAGTGGTTCTGGAGGATTATTTTTTGGCTGGAAAACAACTGGATATGGTTGGGGTAGAACCGCCGTTGCATGGGATTATCAACTCGCAGGTACAAAAACACCAAATGTCTGGCAACATATTGCGTTAACCAGAAGCGGTACTGCAATGAAGTTCTTTATAAATGGTGTTCAAGCAGGAGCAACCCAGACTCTTTCAACGGCATATGATTTAACTACCGGTAGTACTACTATAGGATCACAGGGTGCTCAATATTATTGGAATGGGTATATCACAAATTTAAGAGTCGTAAAAGGCACCGCAGTTTACACTGCAAATTTTATTCCTTCTATAAACATTTTACCTTCGACACAATCAGACAGCGTATATGGTTCTCCATCTGCAGCAATACCTTCCGGTAATACTGTTTTATTAATGAATACTGGAGGACTTGCATTATTAGATAGTAGTCCTCAATATAATTCAATAACAAATACGGCTGGTTATGTAACAGCAAATACAGTATATCAACCATTCTATACTAATGGTAGCTTATATTTTAATGGATCTTCTCAGTATCTATCAATACCATCTACTCCATTATTAGCATTTGATACAGGCGATTTTACTGTTGAGGCATGGGTATATTTAAAAGCAATACCATCAAATACTCCACCAATTTTATATGCGGGCAATTTTTATTTCAACTTTAGAAGCAGTGGTCAACTTGCCATAACCGATGCAACAACAGTTTATGCTACTAGCCCATTTGATTTGACTACCAATTCTTGGATCCATGTTGCGGCCGTTAGACAATCTGGTATGACATATGTTTTTGTGGACGGTATACGTGGTACCGGTGTTGCATTTAGTGGCTCGTTTACACAAGGCACCGCTTTAATAGGCGGAGATACAGGTACATCATCTTGGTTAAATGGACATATTTCTAATATGAGAGTGGTTAAAGGTCTTGCCGTATATACTAATAATTTTGTACCTCCAAGTATAAATTTACCCGCGGTACAATCTGCAAACGTATATGGTTCTTTATCTGCAGCAATACCTGCAGGCAATACTAGTTTATTGTTGAATACCGGAGGCCTTGCATTATTAGATAGTAGTCTACAATACAATCGTGTAAATGTGCCAGTTTCTGTATCTGCAAATACATTATCGCCTTTATCTACTGCGTCTTCGATACCTATACAATATTTAATTGTAGCCGGTGGAGGGGGAGGCGGATCCGGAGCTGCCGGCACAAACAATGGAGGGGGTGGCGGTGCAGGCGGTGTATTAACTGGCTTAATAAATATAGGTATTAGTGGCGTATATTCTATAACAGTAGGTACAGGTGGAGAAACAAACAACAACGGTTCTAATTCTTCTATTACTGTTGCAAATATTAATCCAATTATAGCAATTGGTGGGGGAGCAGGAGGCGGCAAAACTGGGCCAGCTTTGGCCGGCGCAAGCGGCGGATCGGGTGGCGGCGGAGGCCCCTCTGGACCGACTGTCGGCGGAACTGGTACAGTTGGGCAAGGAAACTCGGGTGCTACAGGTAATCCTAGTAGTCCTTTTCAAGGTGGCGGCGGGGGCGGCGCATTGGTAGCAGGTAATACTCTCATAGGAACTGGTGGTGCTGGTATTTCATCATCTATCACCGGAACAGTAGTTACATACGCAGGTGGTGGGGGCGGAGGAGCAGATTCTTCTCCGGGTCTAGGTGGAGCTGGCGGGGGCGGAAACGGAGCATATGTATTCACCTTAATGCCCACTTCGGGTAATGTAAACACCGGCGGTGGCGGCGGTGGCGGCGCATCACAAGATGTTTACATACCTGGTGCTGCCGGAGGTTCTGGTATAGTTGTTATTGCTTATCCTAAAGAATATCCAAGCATTATTTATTTTTCCGCTGGTTTGGTTGTTAATGGTGTATCAGCTACTGCAAATGTTACACCTGCACCAAATACAACTTCACGTGCGGGTTATAAAGTTTATAGATTCACTTCAGGTTCTGGAACTATCGGATACTCGATTCCGACTCAATAACATTCTAAATTGCCCATTTTTGATGACATATAAATAAGTAGATAACAATAAAAGGTCAAGAAATGACGCGTAGAATAGATGTCAGCTTAATTAGTCCTACAGGAGGTTCTGAAGGACAATTCCTTGGAATTAGTTCTGGGAACGTAACCTTTATTACCTCGGGTGGAGGTTCTGGTTTAGTTTCTGGAAACATCCTTGCGGCTAATGTTTTAGGCCTAAACACATCTAACGTAATTGAATCTGCATCGAATTTATATTATACCAACGCACGCTCAAGAGCGGCGATATCTGGTGGAACAGGCGTATCTTATAGTAATACTACAGGTGTTATATCAATTGGACAAAATGTTGCAACTACCGCAAATGTACAATTCAATAATTTAAGAGTAGATGGAAACGCAACTTTCTACGGCACAGCTTCTTTCTACGGCAATTTAACCGCAAATGTCGTAACAGCATCTGGATATTTTTCCGGCAATGGGTATGGTTTAACTAATGTTGCTATAAATTCTGTAACCGGCAATTTAAATGTATCCGGAAATGTAATTGCAAATGCTTTCTATGGTGACGGATCTAAATTAACTGGCATAGTTACATCTGTAAATTCTGTTACTGGTAATCTAACTGTAACCGGCAACGTAATTGCCAATGCAGGAATTATAGCAAGCAATTTAAATATTGCTGGTAATGTAATAGCTAACAATTTTGTTTCTACAGGTACCGGTGTAGCGGTATTATCTGGAACATCCGATCTTTACATTAATACAAATTCAAATGTAAACATTGTTTCTAGTAATATTAATTTAAATTCAAATGTATTTGTTACTGGAAATATAAAGGCAAATTATTTTGTTGGTGACGGTTCTAAATTAACTGGTATAGTTACATCTGTAAATTCTGTTACTGGTAATCTAACCGTAACTGGTAACGTAATTGCTAATGCAACAATAATTGCCAATGCATTTATTACTACTGGTAATGTAATAGCTAACAATTTTGTTTCTACAGGTACCGGTGTAACGGTATTATCTGGAACATCCGATCTTTACATTAATACAAATTCAAATGTAAACATTACATCTAGTAATATTAATTTAAATTCAAATGTATTTGTTACTGGAAATATAAAAGCGACATATTTTGTTGGTGACGGATCTAAATTAACTGGTATAGTTACATCAATCAATTCAATTACAGGGAATTTAACTGTAACTGGTAACGTAATTGCTAATGCAACAATAATTGCCAATGCATTTATTACTACTGGTAATGTTACTGCCGGCAATATAATAAGTGGCGGCCCTGGCGCAGCAGTTATATCATCTACCGCCAATTTATCTATATCTGCAGGAAATGTAATTTTTAATGCAAATGTTTTATTTGCTACAGGAAACGCAAACGTATCCGGCAACGTAATTGCAACTGCTTTCTATGGTGACGGTTCTAAATTAACTGGCATTAGTGGTGCAGGAATTGCAATAAACAATGTTAGTGGCAATTTAACAGTAACCGGCAACGTAATTGCCAATGCAACTTTAATTGCTAATGCAGGAATTATAGCAGGCAATTTAAATGTTGCGGGCAATGTAATAGCTAACAATTTTGTTTCTACGGGTGTAGGTACTGCATCTCTAACGTCGGCAACTGATATCTATATTAATACAAATTCAAATGTAAACATTACATCTAGTAATATTAATTTAAATTCAAATGTATTTACTACAGGCAATGTTAAGGCAAATTATTTTGTTGGTGACGGTTCTAAATTAACTGGTATAGTTACATCAGTTAATTCCATAACAGGAAACTTAAATGTTTCGGGTAATGTAATAGCCAACACGTTTGTTTCTACGGGTGTGGGTACTGCATCGCTAACGTCGGCAACTGATATCTATATTAATACAAATTCAAATGTAAACATTACATCCAGTAATATTAATTTGAATTCAAATGTATTCGTTACTGGAAATGTAAAAGCAACATATTTTGTTGGAGATGGTTCTCGATTAACTGGCATTAGTGGTGCAGGAATCGCAATAAACAATATCAACGGCAATCTAACGGTAACAGGTAACGTAATTGCCAATGCAACAATAATTGCCAATGCTGCAATAATTTTTGGCAATATTACTTCTACAGGAAACCTAGTTGCAAATGGATTAATAATTAATGGTACTGAATTTGTATCTGTGATATCTACTGGCACGGTTATTGCAGCTGCAAATGTCAATGCCGGTAACGTAAATGCCAACGTAGTTAGATCAAATACTATAATAAATTCTGGCAATATTAATGCTAGTAATATAATTGCCAATAGTATTATTTCTTCAGGTCTAGGTTCTGCAGCTATAACGTCTGCGTCAGATATAGCAATAAATTCCAATTCTAACGTAAATATTACATCTAGTAATATTAATTTAAATTCAAATGTATTCGTTACTGGAAATATAAAGGCAACATATTTTGTTGGCAATGGTGCTGCATTAACTGGCATAGTTACATCAACAAATTCCGTAACCGGCAATTTAGCAGTATCCGGTAACTTAATTGCTAACGGTGCAATAATTGCAAATGCATTAATTATTAATGGTAATGAATTCGTATCTGGGACATCTACTGTTACAATTCTTGCAGCAGGAAATATTAATGCTAGTAATGTAAACGCGAATGTAATTAGATCAAATAATATAATAAATTTTGGTGATGCAAATGTATCTGGCACTCTTATTGCAGGTAATATACTTACAACTGGAAATCTTACACTTAATACACTTATTGCTGCAGGAGTTTCGTCATCATTAGGCGGTACCGCAGTATTTTCTTCTGGTAGCGATATTCATATTAATACCAGTTCAAATGTAAATGTTTTTTCAAGTAATACAAACTTTTACTCTAATGTATATTTTAATAGTAATGTAACTGCTAGTAGATTCTTTGGTAATGGTGCCGGATTGACCAACATAGTTTCTACATTATCAAATTCTGTTACTGGTAATTTAACCGTTGGTGGCAATTTAATTTCATCGGGTCTAGTTATTAATGGTACAGAATTTGTAACTGGAACTTCCCAAGGATCTACAATTTCTGCAGGAAATGTAATTACAAGTAATTTAAGTGCAGGAAATGCAGCTGTTACATATTCATTGACTGTTGGTAGTAATATTACTGCAACAAATGTTAATGCGTCTGCGTTATTTGTTAATGGGGCATCATTTATTGGTGGGCCAGCTAGTGCACTTGTAATTACAGTAGGTACATTAAATGCACTTTCGGAAGTAAGAACTGCCTCACTAACAGCAAATAATTTTACTACTAATACTATTAATAGTTCAAATATTTCCGCCTCAAATATTATTGCAACTACTTTCTACGGCGATGGATCTAAGTTAACTGGCATAACTGCTTCGGGGACGGGCCAACCCGGATATATTAGTAGTCAAATAATTGCCGGCAATTCAAGTTATGTAAATTATAATCTTAATAATGCAAATGCAACAAATTCGGGAATTATAGTCTCAATTGAAGGTTTAATACAAATACCGGGAGTTGACTACGGGGTTTACGGACAAATGTTAACTTTAACATCTGCTCCGCCATCTGTAGCAAATATTGAAATTAGATATACTGGATATTCGGCAAATTCGCCGGCAACAATCGCAACATCAATGGACATTCTTAGCTCATTCCTATTAATGGGAGCATAAATTAAAATGACAATCTCTTATAAAATTTTAGGGCAATCTAATCCAGCGGCAACAACAAATACAGATTTGTATACTGTTCCGGCAAATACAAGTGTAGTTGCATCTACATTAAATATATGCAATCAAGCAACATCTACTAGCACATTTAGAATTGCAGTTAGGCCGGCCGGCGCAACTTTAGCAGCAAAACATTATATTGTCTATGATAACGTAATCCCCGCACTTGATACTATTAGTTTAACAATTGGAATTTCTCTTGCCACAACAGATGTTGTTACAGTATATACGCCTAATTCAACTTTAAGTTTTAATCTTTTTGGATCGGAAATTACATAATGGCATTAAAAAGATTTACTAGACAAGTTGTTAGTAATTTTAGAGTTAATTCTACAGGGGTCCAAAATCCTTTCTTAGCGCCTACTATAGAATATCTTGTTGTTGCCGGTGGCGGTGGTGGCGGAGCAACTATCGGTGGAGCGGGTGGTGCTGGTGGTCTTTTGTCGGGCAGTTTTCAGATTCTTTCCTCAATTACCTTAACGATTTCGGTTGGTGCCGGCGGAGTTGGAAATGCAGACGGTGGGGGGAACGCAGTACAAAACGGCGGAACAAATGGCAATAATTCAAATATTATTGGTACTGGATTTACTACAGTATCGGCTTTAGGTGGCGGTGTGGGTGGGGGCTCATATGGCGGCCCTGGTTATAATGGAGGAAGCGGCGGCGGCGGTGCTCGAGCAGGCCAAGTTGCGAGCGCCGGTGGTTTAGGAACTGTAGGCCAAGGAAATAATGGTGGCGCCGGGGGTATAAACGGCGGCGCAGATAATATTGGAACCGGTTCCGGTGGAGGTGGCGCAGGCCAGGCCGGTATACAAGCTGTTGCTTCAGTTGGGGGATTTGGTGGAAACGGATTAGTATCCACAATTATAACTTCTACTCAAGCAAACACATATGGCGTAGGCCAGGTAGTAAATGGTAGTGTTTATTTTGCTGGCGGCGGCAGCGGCGGGGTATATAATGGTACTACAGGGCAGACCGGTTACGGTGGCGGTGGCGCTGGTAGTAATGGATCTGGAGGTAGTATTGCTTTAGCAGGTAATGCCTACACTGGAGGCGGCGGCGGTGGTGGAGGATATCCTAACAATAGAACAGGCGGAAATGGTGGGTCTGGTGTTGTAATAATCCGTTATCTTAGTAGCTTTGCAGCAGCAACTGCAACTGGTAATGTTACTACAATTAATTCGGATGGTTACAGAACTTATATTTGGTACAATTCTGGTTCATTCACATTTTCATTAGTATAAAAAATGGCAACAGTATCATACAAAGTTTTGGGGCAGATTAATCCCGCAGGCAATACATTAACTAATGTATACGTTGTTCCTGCGTATTATAATTCGGTAATTAGTAGTCTAATTATATGTAATCAATCCTCATCTAGCGCAAACGTAAGTATTGCTGTTCAACCAGCAGGAGCGGCAATAGATCCAAAACACTATTTAGTATTTCGAGCAAATGTTCCGGCAAACGAAACAATTCCAATGACAATTGGAATTACGCTTGGACAAAAAGATATTTTATCCGCCAATGTTGCATCGCCAAATATTAGTATATCTGCGTTTGGTATGGAAACTCAAAGTATTGCACCATAATAAATAACAAAAAAGGTAAAGATGTCAACCCGTAGAATAAATCTAGCACAAATAGACCTTACAATCCCATCGGTTTGTAACGATATTAGCACCCAATTTGATGGTGCCAATTGCGTCTTTCCTTTGAAGCTAGATCAAGATTATATAAATACTATTGCAGATTCAAAAAATTTACAGATTATTATAAACGGCCAAATTTTACCGCCGTATATTAAAGAACAAACTTATCCTTGGATAAGAGAGTATGATTCGTATAAAGGGTTTCGAGTCGTAGGAAGTAATGTTACAATTTATAACGCACCCGAAGCCGGGGATTATGCAGTCACAACAGTAGTAGGCGCAAATCCAAATCCACAATTAAGAAAATATCCGTATTCCGCAAGCACTATCGCACTAGGAGATTAAGACAATGGCTAAGCACGTAATAGCTGAAAGTTACACTTTCACACCAGGAACAAAAACAATTGCTATAAACAACAAGTTTGTAAGACAAGAGCAATTATTATTGATCACCAACGTAACCCGTGGAACTGTTCTATATAACTTCAGCGACCCTTCCTTAGGTGCAGCAAGTTATACAAATAGTGCTAACGTATCAACTGGATCACCAACAACTACAATTGTATTAGCTTACAATACTGGCGGGCATAGTGCAAACGATAAGATTAGTATTATTGTAGAAGAAACCAACGAATCGTTTATGCCGTCGCAGGAGTATATGGATCCTGTTAATAAGTTTAGAGTGTCTATGCCACAAGCATTGATTGATACAGACTTTGAGTACAGTCAACAAACGACAAAATGGGAATCTTTATCATTAATTAATAATAGACCTTTTGCATATTATGACCTATCTCGTCCTTTAAACGTATCTAATGTTTATAATTTAAGTCCAAACTCTAGGGTGTATGTTGCAAATGTATTCCCATCAACACCTCCTTCACAAGGAACTCCTTTCTTTATTCAGGACACAACATTTGCCGGAGCAGATGGATTATATGTTGCAGAATACACAAACTTAGTTGCAAACACTGTTCAATATACTGGAAAAGTTCCATATACAGGAACTGCAGGAAACTTATTTACGTCTAACGTAACAAATGCTTTCCAAGGAAACGTATACAGTAATTCATTAATTACTATAAACAATATTGTTTATACAAGTAATCTTATAACAGTATATACTGCAATACCGCATGGATTGCTTGTTGGTAATGAGATTGCATATGTTCTTGGAACTTCTACAACAAACACACCAAATGGTTCATGGACAGTTGCAACTGTTTCTAATAATTTAGTGTTTAGTTTTTACGCAAACGCGGTACCTACAGGAACTATTACTGGTGGTAATTTGTATGTTAGACCTCTTGGGCAATCATTACATCGAGCGTTTGACGGCGGTGTTATTTTCTCAACAAATGCACAAAGTCACAACCAACAATTTATTAGACAAACACGTAGATATTTCCGTTATCAATCTGGTAAAGGTATTCAAGTAAGTACCGGCACTTCTTTAAAGCCAAACTTTAACGTTGACCAAATTACAAGTGTAGGAACAACGGTTACTATTATTTCCAAACAAGCACATAACTTAACTCCGGGTGCAGTTATTACTGTTGCAAATGCAAATGAAGCGGCATATAATGGATCATTTGCAGTTGCATCTGTAATTGATTCTTATACCCTTACATATACTACATTAACAACCCCTTCAGCTTCACCCGCAAGTGGAAATTATGTAGTGACGGCGTCTTCTTGGTACGGTGCATCAAACCGCTTAGGTATGTTTGATAACCAAAACGGAATATTCTTTGAGTTTGATGGACAAACTTTATATGCAGTTAAACGTTCATCTACATATCAATTATCTGGATTTATTAGTGTTTCTCCAAACAGCGAAACTGTTATAGGTCAAACAATAAACGGAGTATCTACAATATTCTCTAAACAACTAACTCCTGGCGATTTTGTTGTTATTAAAGGAATGTCTTATAGAGTAGATAGTATTCAATCCGATAATCAAATTACAATCCTGCCACAATACAGAGGAATTGTTCCAATCACCAATGCGATAATGAGCAAAACAATAGATTATAAGATTCCCCAAAGTCAATTTAATCTGGATAAGATGGACGGTACTGGAATTTCTGGTATTAATCTTGATCTTACAAAGATGCAAATGTTTTACCTAGATTATTCTTGGTATGGTGCAGGTTTTATTCGTTGGGGATTCAGAGGTAATAACGGCGATGTAATTTATGCTCATAAATTAATGAATAATAACGTAAATTATGAGGCATATATGCGCTCTGGAAATTTACCTGCAAGATATGAAACTACAACATTTGCTAAGAATACAGTATTGACATCGTCCGTTGGTCAATCCGATACAACAATTAATGTTGCTGATACATCAAGTTTTCCTCCGCAAGGATCATTCCTAATTAGAACTGCAAATGCTTATGAGTATTGTAATTACACTGGTTTAACTACTACAACATTTACAGGATTAACTAGAGGAAAAGCCGGAAATGCTTTATCAGTTGTAACTGCTACAGCAAACAATCCTGTATTGACATTAAACGATACTACAGGTATTCAAATTGGGCAATATGCTGTTAATTACTCATTCATACCAACAAATTCGTTTGTATCTAATATAGTTGCAAATACTTCTGTAACCGTATCAATGGCTCCTTATAAGAGCGGTACATTCCTAACAATATTTGCTCCAATGGCAATGAGTGCTCAAACATGGACATATTCTGCAAACACCCCTGCAGCAGTTGAATTACATGCTCCAGTATTCTCTCCAACAATATCACATTGGGGAACATCTGTTATTATGGACGGTAGATTTGACGATGATAAATCCTTTGTGTTTACACAGGGAACTCCAACAGGTGTTACCATATTGCCGGGTCAAAGAAATGCAATTCAAAGCTTTAGAATTTCGCCTACCGTAAGCAATGGTGTGGCTGGATTTGCTCTTGGTATCAGAGAAATTGTCAATCGTATGCAGATGGTTTTACGTCAAATGGACTTGTTTGCAAACGGATCTATTTTAGTTAATGTTGTTTTAAATGGTATTGTATCCCCAGGAACACCAAATTGGCAATCCGTTGGTGGATCTAGTTTAGCTCAGTATATTAACCATTCTCAAGGAACAGTTATAAATAACGGAGAAACAATTTTTGGATTCTATCTAAATACTGTTGGTGGCACTGGATTTACAACAACTCAACAAGATTTGACGCTTGTTCGAGATCTAGGTACAAGTATTTTAAGTGGTGGAAATTCCAATTTATCAAACGTAAATATTTACCCAGATGGTCCAGATATGGTAACAATTGTTGCTACAAATATTGGAGCAATTGCGGCAAATATCAATGCTCGTGTGTCTTGGACTGAAGCACAGGCTTAATAATGAGCAGTAGAAATAGTTTAAAGCATACAGTTTCTACTACTGCTCCCCCGACCACTGGTGCGTTGGGGGATGAGTGGTATAATCCTGCTAGTAACAGATTATATAAATTAGTTGCGAATTCTGGTACACAAGTATTTTGGTATGACATTGGTTCTGCATCTTCGTTAACTTCTACCACAGGTCTACCAGAAGGTACAAATTTATATTTTACAACTGCAAGAGTTTATGCTTCATTAAGTTCAATTGTTGGTAATGTGAATGTTAATGGTAATGTTACTGCAAATAATTTTACAACAACTGGAGGCACTGCCGCCGGTTCAATAACTTCCGCTTCAAATATTAATATAACAACCGGCGGCGGGATAAATCTTACTGGAAATTTAATTGCATCTGGAAATGTTACTGCAAATAGTTTTGTTGCAACCGCAAGCGGTGCAGGATCTATAGCTTCTTTATCCGATATAACAATAAATTCTGGCGGCAATGTAAATATAACTGCAAATAATACCATACGTTTATTGGGAAATGTTGCAGTAACTGCTTTACCAGTAGTTAACACCGGCGCAACTGCATATAGTTTATCTACAGCAGATGCCGGCAGAATAATATTACATACTTTAGATACAACTGCCAGAACTTGGACTATCCCAACAGGACTACCAGTAGGTTCGTATTTTGTTTTTGTGAATGACGGGTCTGCAGGTGCAATTACTGTGACATCAACAAGCGATACCCTTGCACTAGCAAATACTGCTTTAGTTGGTAATAGAACATTGGCAGCAAATGGTTTTGCTCAATTATATAAGATTTCGGCAACAAAATGGTTTATTACTGGTGTGGGCGTAACTTAATTGGAAAATAAATGGCAAAATTAAAAGTATCAGAATTAACACCCGTAACACAAGTTAATACTAACGATATAATGTATATCGTTCAAAACAATGTAAGCAAACAAACAACCGTTGCTACATTCAGAGCAAACACTTTAGGTTCGCCACAAACAGCAAAAACAACAAGTTATTCTGTCGTATCTACAGATCAGGATAAACACATATACTTTACAAATTCTGGAGATGTTGTTTTAAATATTCCAAATAATAATGAAATTAGTTGGCCAATTGGAACAACAATTCAAGTTGTTGTAAAATCAACAAATTCTGCAAATGTTATTGTTACACCAAACACCAATGTGTCTTTATACTTGGCGGGAAATTCAACACCCTCATCTAGAAAAATAGCAACTTACGGCATGGCAACATTACTAAATGTTTCTGCAAATACTTGGTTTATTGGCGGAACTGTAATTTCTTAATTTTAATATATTATGCCTACCTCAATTACAAAGGCAAATTTGAACGGTCAATTTCGTATTGACGTAAGTCCTCAGCCATTTGTTTTGCCCGCTCTACCAGCATTTACAACTACAGTTGCATCAGCCGACTTTATTTTAACTTCGGCAGGAAGTTATAGTGGTTATATACCTGCAGGGGTATTTAGTATTTCCGGAGTAGCAATTGGAGGAGGCGGCGGCAGAGGTACTCCTTATGGCGCTGGAGGCGGCGGCGGCCTTATTCATGGATCAAATATAGCGGTTTATCCAGGAAATACTTTTTCTATAGTAGCAGGTTCCGGGGGTGTGAGTGGAACGGGCGGCACATCGAGTGTTGCTTGGTCGCACCAAGGGGGTGCAGCAATTGTGGCAAGAGGCGGCAGTGCAGTAAGCGGAACCAATAATTCTACAGGAACCGGGACTTTAGGCGGTGCCGGCAGTTTCTACACTTCTGGTACTTTTTCAGGAAGAAGTACCGGAACAAATGGTGGAAACGGGCACGGAGGATTTTCGCAAAGATATAATGCAAGTGGTAATTTTTATTATGGAGGCTCAGGCGGTGGCGGTGGCGGTGGCGGTTATTACTATATAAACAATGGGACATATCCATATCATGCCGTCGGCGCCGAATATGGAGATGCTTCTACAAAGGCAGGTGGAAGTATAGGATATGGTGGCGGACAAGGCGGTTTGATGGATCGTGGTGGCGGATCAAGTTTATATGGCGCCGGCTCTCAATCTTATTACTTAAATGCTGGCAACTCCTCGTCAAGCGGCGTGCAGGCAAGACCAGGAGATTCTTTTGGTGACGGCAATGGCGCAGGTGGTGGAGGTTCCAGTAGCGGTACTGCAGGTGGCGCGCGAATATTGTGGCCGGGTTCTTATTATTTTTGGGATGGCGCATCAACTTTTCCATTGCAGTCATATTTAGGAAGTCAAGTATTCTGGGCGCCAAATTCTCCAAGAGATATGCCGGGTATAGTTGCTTGGTATGATGAAAACTCTGTTTCAATTGATTTAAATAAATGGTATGACAGAATGTCCAACAAAGGAGCAGCAGCTCTTGTAAATTGTACTCTAAATTTATCTAACGGCATTAATGGTGCTACTCAAACATTTTATGCCGTGACTGGCGGACCAACATCTTCAATTACTTGGCCAGCGGATTTATTTCCATCATCTGCAAATTATCCTCCATATGGTGATAGATATACAATATTCCATGTGACAAGGTATGCGGGTTCAAATAAACAAAGAATATATTCAACCACTGGTACAGAAGATTGGTATTCTGGGCATTACGGTGGCAATACTGGAAAATTTAAACATGGCGCCAATTTAACTGTATCTACATCTTTTAATTATGGAACTACTTGGTTTGAAACCACCGATCAATTAAACATTGGACGAACAAATGGCGTTACAAGAGAAACAGGAACCGGTCTCACGGTTTATCCTTCACAATTAGCCATAAATAAATATGGATCAGAACAAAGCGATTTTCAAACTGCGTGTTTAGTTGTATGTAGCGGGGCAATGCCAAATGTATATTATGAAACACTTGAAACTTGGTTAAGAAGTAATTACGGAATAACAACATAATATAATGAAATTTGAATTGACCGAAGAAAATTTTATAATGTATGCCATGAAGCACTATGATAATCCATATTGCAAGGGAATGGCAGAATTCTTAGATGATATAAAAAGATTTAAGTATATTAAACGTCTTTTAGGCAAATACCTTGGCGGCAAGGAACTTAAAGAACGTTTAATAATAAATCATATAATAATTCTAAATAATTTATTTGGTGTTGAGGCAGCAACAAAAATGTTGTTCTTTAGAATAGATAAAAAATATTGGACACAACTAAAAACGTTCTTGGTATTTTTAAATTATATGCCAGAAAAAGTAATGATATCCGAGGAATCTCCTATATTTGGTTCGGAGATACCATTAGATCCTAAAATAATAGAAATTTTAAGAAAAGTATAAAATGGGAAAATTTGTAGATTCAGTAATAACGTATAGAATTCTTCGTCTTTTAACAACGCCTTTTGAAAAAACAGATGCCTTTAAATTGGGCATTATTGATAAAAAAGGCAACGAACTTAAAAAGATGAGTGAGTTGAATACAGTTGACGAAAGAGATGCCTATACTCTGTTACATCGTTTAGTATTTCGTTTAAAGAAAATTATCAACAAAGTTCCAATCGCGAATAAAAATTTAGCATCACTTGCAGCAGCATATGCGTTAATTAAAGAAGGCTTGGACAATAATCACGAGCCAGTTGATCTAGAATTTCAGTATATAAATAAAGTAAGTTCTGAATTAAATTCGGAGCTAGCGATAGTTGAAGAGTTTTTAAATGGAAATAAGATGTTTACATTTAAGCAGTTTTCAGAAGATGGCGCAGTAGTAGGTGCAGTTGCGGCAAATAATGCAGCAGCAACACCGGGGATTGCAGGATTACCTCCAGACCAACCCCCAATTAGCAAAAAACGTCAAAAACAATGGGTTGACAAAAATAGTATATTTAGGAGAAAATGATGGAAATTTTAGGATTGTTATTAGTAATATCATTAATATTAGTTGGTATAGGTGTTTATGTTTTCTTTAAGACTAAGGAAGACCTAGCACAAGTTCAAGAAGTAAAACCAGAAAACGTTGCTCCTGTGGCAACCGGAACAATTTCTCTTGCACCGCCACCTTATCCCGCATTAACTGCAAAAGAAGCAGTTGCACTTACAATTGCAAAGGTTGCAGAAATTAAACAAGAACCTGTAGTTGTGGAAACTCCAGTTGTTGTAGAAGAAAAAGTTCCACCAAAACCTAAAGCAAAACCGGCAGCAAAAAAAGCATCGGTAAAAGCTATTACCCCAAAACCAAAGAAGAAAAAGTGATGCAAAATGGAAATGATAGATACGCAATCGAGGCTTGCTGTCATGGAAAATGAAGTTAAAAATATTTGCGACGAATTGAAAGAACTTCGTTCCGAACAAAAAGAGCAGCATAATTTGATGATGGCAAAATTATCCAAAATGGATGAACGTATTGCCGTTATTGAAAGATGGAGATGGATGCTTTTGGGCGGAGCCCTTGTTACTGGATATTTTTTTGCTCATGTACAATTAGGCAAATTTTTCGCTTGATTTTTAATCATTTCTATATTATAATTAAGGCTCTTAGTGGAGCCTTAACTTGTCTTTATTCCTCGATTTAAAATATCTAAAATTAATCAGCAATAGATTGCCATTGTTCAAACAAAAGAACAATCATGTCTATAACTGTAGGTGCATCCTGTGTGGCGATTCTTCTTCAAAGAAAACCAAAACACGCGGATATTTCTATGCCATAAAAAACGACTTATTTTATAAGTGTCACAACTGTGATGCATCAATGCACTTTGGTTCATTCCTAAAGCAACTTGATGCGATGCAGTATAATCAGTATACTCTTGAACGATATAATGAAGGCTTGCCATTATCTAAACCTCATCAAAAGATTGAGGATAAGTTTAAAATGTCACAGCCTATATTTGAACAAAAAAATATTCTAGATAAACTATTAGATCGTCTAGATAAATTACCAGAAGATAATGAGGCGGTTCAATTTTGTTTGAAACGAAAGATTCCAAAAGAAACTTTTAATCGTTTATATTTTATTGATGACATTCGAAAAATTGAACAGCTATCTGATAAGTATAAAAACACGTTAAAAACATCTGAACCCAGATTAGTCATTCCCTTCTATGACCAAGATGGATTACTAGTAGGGGTAACTTGTAGGGCACTGAGAAATGAATCTTTAAGATATGTTACTATTAAAATTAATGATGAGAAGCCATTCATCTTTGGACTTGACTTTGTTGATAAAAAGAAAAAGGTTTATGTAACTGAAGGTCCTATTGATAGTTTGTTTATTCCAAATTGTATTGCCGTTGCAGGCACTGCATTTGGTAAATTGGATAGTATCGGAATTCCAAAAGAGAACTTCGTTGTTATATTTGACAATCAGCCAAGGAATAAAGAAGTCTGTAAGATCATTGACAAAGCGATCAATAACAATTATAATACTGTTATCTGGCCTCAGACTTTAGAGGAAAAAGATATCAATGATATTGTCCTAACGGGTAAGGATCCATTTAAGATGATTACAAAGAACATATATAATGGTCTAGAAGCAAAAATGAAATTCGTATCATGGAAAAGGTGTTAAATAAAAGGAACTTGTAAATGAATAGCAATGATGACGTTAAAACCTTTATGCTTGCGGGCGAGCAAAAAGTTTATAGTAATCCAGAACTCAGTAATGAAAGACACGCGCAAGCAGAGCTATATCTAAGATTGGTGACAGAAGAATACAACGAGTTAAAAGAAGCATTTGAAAATAATGATCTTATTGAAATTGCAGACGCGTGTGCAGATTTAAAATGGGTAATCGAGGGACTTGAACATTCTTTAGGCATTCCACAACAATCAGTTTGGGACGAGGTGTCTAGATCAAATATGTCTAAGATGGTTGACGGTAAGTTAATTAAACGAGCAGATGGTAAGGTATTAAAACCCGAAACATTTGTACAACCAGATATTAAAAAAGCATTGGGGATTTAAATGTGGGTTCTGAATTTTTTACCTAATTGGATATTTCACGCAAGTATATTATTAGGGATACTTGGATTTCTTAGTACATCTTTACTAAAAGTCATACCCTTCTTTAGAATGTATGCCCTACCTATTCAAATATTTTCAATTCTAATATTTACAATTGGTGTTTGGTTTGCAGGCGCAATGAGCAATCAAGCAGAATGGGAAGCTAAAGTAGTTGAACTAGAAATGAAGCTTGCTATCGCCGAGACAAAATCTGCAGAAACAAATGTTGAAATTGTTACACAGGTTGTAAAAAGAACAAAAGTAATACGCGAACGCGGTGCAGATATTATTAATTATGTAGACAAAGAAGTCGTTAAGGATAAAGAAGTTATTAAGTTTGTAGAAAATTGTCCAATCCCCAGTATAATTATAGATGCACACAATGCAGGGGCATTGAATAAAATTATTGAGGATGCAAAATGAAATATTTAATAATTTGTTTAACAATGTTTCTTGTTGGGTGTGCTACTACTGTACCGGTGGTAGCAAAATTTTCCACAGCGCCAGAAGTATTAATGGAAAAATGCCCTGCATTGAAAACAATCGAGGGCGAGAAAATTAGTATAATTGATTATACTAAAACAGTAATAGCAAACTATACATTACACTATGAGTGTGTTGAAAAACACGATGCTTGGATTGAATGGTATAACAAACAAAAAGCTATATTCGAAGAAATAAAATAACAACGGAGTAAGTAAAAATATGTCGCAAGAAATTGTACATGGTATTAATATAGATTATTCAAGGGATAATTTATTTGATGAATTAGGAATTAAAAGATTAAAAGAAAGCTACATGAAAGATGATGAAAAATCTCCTCAGGAAAGATTTGCATTCGTATCTTCATCGTTTGGAAGCAATGACGCTCACGCTCAAAGATTATATGATTACTCTTCTAAGCATTGGCTGTCTTATTCCACTCCCATTCTTTCTTTTGGTCGTAGTAAGCGTGGGCTCCCTATTTCATGTTTTCTACCATATCTCGATGATTCTGCCGAAGGCCTGGTTAACACATTATCTGAAGTAAATTGGCTCAGCATGCTGGGCGGAGGAGTTGGTCTTGGTATTGGCATTCGTTCTTCTGATGATAAATCTGTTGGTGTCATGCCTCATCTTCGCACATACGACGCATCATCACTCGCGTATCGACAAGGCAGGACTCGCCGCGGTAGTTATGCTGCATACCTTGACATTTCTCATCCTGATATTTTAATGTTCTTGGATATGCGAAAGCCAACAGGCGATCCAAATATGCGAGCATTGAACCTACATCATGGAATTAATATCACTGATGATTTTATGCACATTATTGAGAAATGCATGATTGATCCTACTGCTAATGATGATTGGCAATTAATAGATCCACATGATGGCGCTGTTCGTGAAGTTATATCGGCAAAAGAATTGTGGCAACGTATTCTTGAAATGCGTATGCAGACCGGTGAGCCGTACCTACATTTTATTGATACCAGCAATCGTATGCTGCCAGAGTTTCAAAAGAAACTTGGTTTAAAGATTAGACAATCAAACTTATGTTCTGAAATTATCTTACCTACAGACAAAGAACGAACCGCAGTATGCTGCCTATCATCGTTAAACTTAGAGTACTATGATGAATGGAAGAAGGAACCGCAGTTTCTTCGTGATGTTGCGGAAATGCTAGATAATGTTCTACAGTATTTTATTGATAACGCGCCATCTTCCATCTCCAGAGCCATTTATTCTGCTAGCCGCGAGCGCTCTATTGGTATCGGCTCCTTGGGCTGGCACGCATATCTGCAAAAGAATAATTTGCCATGGGAATCTGCAATGGCAGTAGGCGCTAATCATAAAATCTTTAAGCATATTCGTGAAGGTTTAAATGATGCAAATCTCAAACTGGGAAAAGAAAGAGGCGAGGCTCCTGATGCTGCAGGTACAGGTCGTCGGTTTTCTCATATGTTAGCGGTTGCACCCAATGCCTCATCTTCCATTATCATGGGCAATACTAGTCCCTCCATTGAACCTCTTCGTGCCAATGCTTATAGACAGGATACGTTATCGGGTTCTTCTTTAAATAAGAACAAATGGCTTGACAAAGTTATTATGTTGCATTTAGATCCCGAAGGTGGAACAACATTAACACCTAAAGGTGAACAAGAATATGCAGACATTTGGTCTTCTATTATTGCAAATGATGGCAGCGCCCAACACTTAACTTGGATGGATGATTGGACTAAAGATGTATTTAAGACATCTATGGAGATTGACCAACGATGGGTTGTACAGCATGCGTCAGACCGTCAACAATATATTGACCAAGCACAATCAGTTAATCTATTCTTCAGACCAGATAGCAATGTGATGTATATTCACGCAGTCCACTTCCAAGCATGGAAATCTAACCTAAAAACATTATATTATTGTAGATCGGAAAAAATTGGTAAAGCAGACAAGGTTTCTAAAAAAATAGAGCGCCGAGTTATGGAAGAATTGGATATGAAAGCACTTGCAATGGATGACGGAGTTTGTTTGGCATGCGAAGGCTAACATGAAGTCCATTGATATTTTCAATAAAGGAAAAATATGATAAAGAAAACAAAATCTAATTTAATGGATGAAAGAAGCGCATTCAAACCTTTCAATTATCCATTTGCATATGATGCTTGGTTGAAACATGAGCAATCTCACTGGCTGCATACAGAAGTACCTATGTTGGAAGATGTTAAGGATTGGAAAAATAAACTAACAGATTCCGAGAAACATTTTCTTACTAACATCTTCCGTTTCTTTACTCAAGGTGACATTGATGTTGCTGGCGGGTATGTAAATAATTACTTACCATACTTCCCACAACCTGAAGTACGAATGATGCTATTAGGATTTGCTGCAAGAGAAGCATTGCATATTGCTGCATATTCGCATCTTATCGAATCACTTGGTATGCCAGAAAGCACATACAATGAGTTTATGGAATATCAGGAAATGAAGGATAAACATGATTATGTACTAAACATATCTGAGAAAAATTCTACAAAGGAAAATACAGCTACACATATAGCAGTATTCTCAGCATTTACTGAAGGTATGCAATTGTTTAGTTCTTTTATTATGCTATTGAACTTCCCCCGTAATGGAAATATGAAAGGTATGGGACAGATTGTTACTTGGTCTATTGTAGATGAAACAATGCACGCTGAGAATATGATTAAGTTGTTTAGAACATACATCGAAGAGAATAAAGAAATTTGGAACGATGATCTAAAAGGCAAAATTTATTCTATTGCAGAAAAGATGGTGGAGCTTGAAGATAAATTTATTGATCTAGCATTCAATTTGGGCGAAATGAAAAATCTTACATCTGAAGAAGTTAAAAAATATATTCGATATATTGCTGATCGTAGGTTAATTTCATTGGGTCTAAAAGGCATCTTTAAAGTTAAACGCAATCCATTACCTTGGGTAGAAGAAATGATTAATGCCCCTACTCATACTAATTTCTTTGAGCAACGTGTTACTGATTATGCCAAAGGATCATTGTCTGGTTCATGGGAAGAGGTGTGGGCAAAATGAGTGAAGAATCCGTTATAAATTTTGTAGATAAAAGACGAGCAATATGCGACTCATGCGAATTTAAAGAAAAACTTATAGGAGTTAATCTTTGTTCAAAATGTGGCTGTGCAATATGGGGCAAGACAAAATTAAGAAATCAAAAATGCCCACAAGGAAAATGGGATGCCGAATAAATTTGATGATGCACATATGAAGGTTGCAGAGACCTATGCCAATTTATCTTCCGCAATTAGATTAAAGGTTGGTTCTATTATTGTTAAAGATGATAGAATTATTAGTATTGGGTATAATGGTACTCCAGCTGGTTGGGATAACAACTGTGAAAATATTATAGGATATAACATAGGTGAGCCAATGCGTAAAACTAAACCAGAAGTAATACATGCGGAAATGAATGCTATTGGTAAACTTGCCAAGTCTGCAGAGTCTGGTAAAGATGCGACCATGTATATCACCCATGCACCTTGTTTTGAATGTGCAAAGCTTATACATATTGCAGGTATAAAGAAAGTATTCTATCGAGAACAGTATAGAAATAATGAAGGCTTAGAATTTTTAAATAAGTGTAATATTGAAGTGGAGAAGATATGAAAACAGAAAATTTGAGAATTGGTTTTGTTGCATCAACCTTTGATTTGTTCCATGCGGGACATGTCATTATGTTGGAAGAAGCAAAAAGACAATGCGATTATTTAATCGCAGCAATACAACTTGATCCTACATTAGATCGCCCCACAAAGAATAAACCTGTCCAATCTATTATTGAAAGACAGATTCAAGTTTCAGCATGTAAACACGTTGATGAAATTATTGTTTATTCTACAGAAAAAGAGCTTGAAGATATTTTAATGTCATTACCAATAGACGTTAGAATATTGGGCGAGGAATATAAAGACAAAGAATTTACAGGCAAAGACATTTGCATTAAACGTAAAATTGATCTATACTACAATAAAAGAGACCACTTCTTTAGCTCGTCTGACCTACGTCTAAGAGTTTATGAAGCAGAATCAAAGAAAAGAGGAGAATCCGAGACATGTCAAAAAGCAGCCACGAATGCGTCGAATGTGACGCAGTCTTTAAGATAAGTCATCAATTAGATGAGACTTATTATGAGGTAACAAACTGTCCATTCTGCGGAGCAGAAATAGAACATGATGACCAGGACGATGACGACGAAGACTTGTCCTAAATGCGGTATTGAACATAAAAAGCCCGGGAAGTTCTGCTCCCGGGCTTGTGCTAATTCCAGGGAATGGAAAGATGAGCATAAACAGTTATTCTCTGAACGTCAAGCAGCCTATATGGCAAGGGAAGAATCTGAAGAACATAGAGCAAAGAAATCTATTCAAACCAAAATGCTTGTTAAGGCGGGCATTATGGGTACAGGAGAAGCAACAGAGGATCCGGAAGATGTAATGACAAATCCAGATGATTACTTTTTTGTACCTCCAAGAGACGAAGGCGATAACTTTTCCGACGGAAATGATTATTGGGAGACCGTATAAATACTAATTTAATATTGGTATTTTCGATGTGGTTATATAGTAATAAAGAGTTAGAAGTAATTCCAGATGATGCATATGGGTATGTTTACTTAATCACCAATACTATTACTAATCGCAGATATATTGGCAAGAAGTTATTTTGGTTTCGCAAGACTAAAGTAGTCAAAGGTAAAAAGAAAAGATTAAAGGTAGAGTCGGATTGGAAAGACTATTGGTCTTCATCTGATGAACTGAAAGCCGATATATTAAAACTTGGCGAAGAGAATTTTGTCAGAGAAATATTACACGTATGTCCAAATAAAGGATTGTGCAATTATCTTGAGGCAAGGGAACAAATGGACAGACGGGTATTGGAATCAGAAGATTATTATAACGGCCAAATACAGTGTCGGGTTCATCGTACTCATATAAAAAATATAAAGAAATAAGGAAATTAAAATGATAATCAACGGAGTATCCTTTATAGGATCTTGGGGACTAGCAGGAACGGCGAATATTGCATTTACAAATGATCCTGCCTATTACCAAACACCTATAGTACAATCAAACGCGGCACCCACGGTAACCTATAGTATTTCGCCAGCAAGTGGCTCGGTGAATGAAGGTAGTACAGTTGCTCTAAATGTAACAACTACAAACTTAGGCAGTGGAACACTGTATTGGACAATAAGTAATTCAACTACAAGTAATGCAGACTTCTCTGCATACAATGGTTCGGTAACAATTACCGGAGATGCTGGTTCCTTTACCGTTGGACCAATTGCAGATTATGCAACAGAAGGTGCAGAAACATTTACTGTTCAATTAAGAACAGGATCTACCTCTGGTACAGTTGTAGCAACAAGTAATACAATTACAGTTAATGATACATCTGTTGCAAATGCAAATGTAATTGCTACAACGTATGCAGTGACAAGTAATGTGGCAACGGTATCAGAAGGAAATGTTGTTCTGTTTACTGTAACAACTGCAAACGTCGCAAGTAACACAACTCTATATTGGACAGTAAATAACATTAGTACAAGTAATGTTGACTTCTTAAATGCTGTTGTTAGTGGTTCGTTTACAATTAGCGCAAACACCGGAACATATTCCGTAACTGCTCTTACAGATTACTTAACAGAAGGATCCGAAACATTCACGACGCAGGTTAGAACTGTTTCCGCTTCTGGCACGGTTGTAGCAACAAGTAATACTATAACAATATCCGATACATCATTATCAAATGCAAATGTAATTGCAAATGTAATTGCTACAACGTATGCAATTGTAGAAAGCGCAAGTACAATTGGCGAAGGCAATTCGATCACATTTACCGTAACAACTGCTAATGTGGCAAGTAACACAACTCTATATTGGACAGTAAATAACATTAGCACAAGTAATGTTGACTTTACTGCTAATAGTGGTTCGTTTACAATTAGCGCAAACACCGGAACATATTCCGTAACTGCTCTTACAGATTACTTAACAGAAGGATCCGAAACATTCACGACACAGATTAGAACTGTTTCCGCTTCTGGTACAGTTGTAGCAACAAGTAATACAATTACAGTTAATGATACATCTGTGGCAAATGCAAATGTAATTGCAAATGTAATTGCTACAACGTATGCAGTAACAAGTAACGTATCTACTGTATCAGAAGGTAACGTTGTTTTATTCACAGTAACGACCGCAAACGTCGCAAGTAACACTACATTGTATTGGACGGTGAACAATATTAGTACAAGTAACGCAGACTTCTTAAATGCTGTTGTTAGTGGTTCGTTTACAATTAGTGCAAACACCGGAACATATTCCGTAACTGCTCTTACAGATTATTTGACAGAGGGTAGTGAAACATTCGCGACGCAAGTTAGAACTGTTTCCGCTTCTGGCACGGTTGTTGCAACAAGTAACGCAATAACAATCTCTGATACATCATTATCAAATGCTACACCTACAACATATTCATTGACAAGCAATGTATCATCGGTAAGTGAAGGTAATGCTATTCTGTTTACAATGACAACTGCAAATGTTTCAGATGCAACAACATTATATTATTCGGCCGAACCAACTTTCCCAGGAGGAAATACTGCTACAACGGCACAGGACTTTACAGGCAACGTATCAACAGGATCTTTTGTTATCAATAGCAATTCTGGAACATTTACTTTAATACCTAGAATTGATGGATTAACCGAACCAGTGGAATATTTCACTGTCTATATTAGAACCGTATCTACTTCAGGACCAAATGTTGCAAATGTGACATGCTGGATAACATCTAATGCAACATAATAAGTTTTAGCAATGAAAAAGACAATTGCTATTTTTGTAAAACATCCGGAATGCTCATTGGATTCCGCAAATGGAATAAAAACAGCATTGTCTTCAGAATATAATATTAAAACATTTTCGGTTAATGATATTAAACCTAGTTTGTTTAAAGGTTTAGATATTATTGCTTTCCCTGGTGGCATAGGTGACGCAGACAAATACTACAACTTTGTTGGTCGTAAGGCCGGCAATATGATTGAAGATTTTATAAACGATGGTGGACATTATCTTGGTATCTGTATGGGTGCTTATTGGGCAGGCCATCACTACTTAGATATATTAGATGGTGTTAAATGCGAGCAATATATCAAAAGAAAGACTAGCGATATAAAACGTAGTTACAGTACAATTGCAACTATAGATTGGAATGGCAAATCTGAAGATATGTTCTTCTATGATGGATGTGCTTTAATCGGCGATGAAAGAAAATTTAAAACTATTGCTCGTTATTCAAATGGTGACCCAATGGCAATAATTCAAGATAGAATAGGTATCATAGGTTGCCACCCTGAGAGTACTAAGCACTGGTACGAGAAGCCCTATGATTACATTAATAAATATTGGCACAACGGTACACATCACAATCTATTATTAGATTTTACTAACACACTTACACAAAAATGATAATTACCAACGGAATTATTTTAAGACAGGGCATAACATTTATTCCCGAGTCGCCCCCTCTCCTTCCACCCTCTGCCGTTGAATATCTAGTAGTTGCTGGTGGCGGTGGCGGTGGCGCAGCAGTAGGAGGTGGTGGAGGAGCCGGTGGCTACAGAACAGGTACCGGACTCGCAGTATCTGCCGGAACGTACACCGTAACAGTAGGTGCCGGTGGTCTAGGATCTACATCTACAAATAATATAGGTACTGCAGGTTATAATTCTACTTTTAGTTCTATCACTTCGCTCGGAGGGGGAGGAGGACAATCAAATCAAAATGCTACAGTTACTACAGGCGGTAGTGGCGGCGGATCTGCAACTACTGGATCCAGCACTACAACGCCGGGTAACGGAACGGCAGGACAAGGTAACGACGGTGGAACACGTATTGTATCCGGCTCGGCATACGGATCGGGCGGCGGTGGTGGAGCAGGTGCAGTAGGTGGCACAGGTAATGGTTCTGTCGGTGGAGCAGGTGGAGCAGGTTTATCATCGTCTATTTCAGGATCTTCTGTAACCTATGCAGGAGGAGGCGGCGGTGGTACGTATCAAGGCAATGGAACTGTTGGCGCCGGCGGCGCAGGCGGCGGCGGCGCAGCCTCGGCTGGTGTGGGAGTTTCTGGTACCGTGAATACGGGTGGAGGTGGCGGAGGTGGTGGCACGTCAGACGCTAACCAACAAGCAGGCGGTGCTGGCGGTTCTGGGGTAGTCATAATTCGCTATGCCGATACATACGCCGCAGCACAATCAACTACAGGATCACCAATATATACTGTTTCGGGTGGATATAGAATATACAAATGGACTAGTTCTGGTTCAATAACATTCTAATATCATGCAAAATTATAACAGATTCGGAATTTAAAATGAATATATTTGAAATAATATTAGCAATTGCGGTGTTCATTCTTTTAGTGAACTACATATCAACTACACGTAGAAGAATGATGTTCATGTATAAAATGCATGAGGCAATGGAGGAAACCCAAGAACATATTAAGTTATGTTCTATAGAAAAGCACGGAGATATGCTTTATCTATGGTCTAAAGATGGGAATGTCTTTATTACTCAAGGGAAAACACTAGAAGAAATTCAAGCGAATTGTCTAGCATATTTTCCAAAAGAAAAGTTTATTGTTGAAGACTCGCAGAACTTACTTGTATCCAAACCATTACAAACGACATAATGCAAACTACCAGGAATGGTAGGGCAGCTTTTAATGTTTTAATCATGTGAATATTTTTGGTTCTAAAGAACCAATTACCTTATCTAAATTGTCAATTGTATCCATTATGTAACCTTTGTGCATGATGGCAATTCCCTTGCCCTTTTCATGCCAGTCGACAATATTTGAATGCTTGTCGTCAATTAAGATATCTCCGGGTCGGCACCATTTCCATTTATCTGAACTGTATGGTCCAAAGTTTACTGGAAACCCAGGAAAATGTTTGGCAACCCACTCCCGTTTATCCTCCATAGCATATGGAACGGAATCTTTTCTTGGTATTGCTGTTAAGAACTCTACCTTATACTTAGGTGTAATTCCATTACAATATCCGACCAAAGTAGTAGCACCTTCTATCAATGGAAGATTATAATATAGTTTATACTCTGCTGCTATCGTTTTCCATTCTTCAGGCGATATACTTCGGTCAGTCCAAAGTACTCTCCTACCTAGAAGTTTACTAACGTGTTCACTGAAGCCTGCTACGACTTCGTCTAAGTCAATATAAATTGTGTTCATTTTAGTTCAAAGGATCGTTGGCATGGTAATACATAAACAACTTAAGACAATAATCAAATTGCATTGGATTGTGTACAGGCGAAGGCATCTTATCGCCAAAGATTTCCTTCATCTTTTTAGCAATCAATTGTAAATGTTCATCAGATATGTTATCCATTTATTCTCATTATTTTATTATATTTTTTTCTACTCTCTTCTACATTAAAAGAAGGTTCTACATTACTTATTTCTTTTAGCAAAGGATGCAGTAATTTGGCATTCAATCTTTTGGACATTGACTCTATAACAACATTCGCATCTTTACCTGCTCTAATTTCCTTTAGAGCTCTATTCAATTCGGCAGATCTTGCTTGCTCTGCCCCGTCATTCATTTAAAGTAACGATTAATGGTCAGTAGCTTTGCCTCACATTGTGCCATTGCTTCTAATTCTTTATTGAATGCTCCCATAATATCTGAAGAAGCATTGCCCAATGGATGACTAATCACAATCTCGGCATTGATCCTATGACTTTCCAATTCAGCCTCAAGTTTACGTTTTGTTGCAGCAATGATTTCATTTCTAAATTCCATAATATTCTTAATATTCTTCTAATCGACGTTTAATGTCTTTGTGTTTAACTACGATAATGTTTCTAATGACATCATCGATTTTTATAGGTAGATCAAGATGGATTGTTACCTCGGGCCCATCAGTCTCATTGACAAGCCGATCATTGCCTACACTGCCTATGAAAGGTATCTTGTTATAATAACCAAATACCCTATCGCCTAAATCATATTTGTGCTTGTAGGCCTTGGCTTCAAAATAATTAGTCTGCCAGCCCATCTTTGTTTTTCATGTTCTCAATTGCTTCTTTCAAAGCTATCTCAACAAATTCATTGAATGTAACATCTAACAAATGAGCAGCCTTCATCATATGCAGTAGTTCGTTATCTGGAATATTGATTTTCATTAGTAATCGTGTATCATAATCAAGACCATGCATAATAGCATGTGCTTTTTCTGCAAAATCCTCGTATAAATCAATATCAATATACTTTACATCGTCATATGCGGCATCTTCAATGCCTCGAATTTTACACTCGTCAAAGTATGCATCTTTGTAGGTTTCATTAAAGAAACGATATGAACGATTATTAATCAAATCATGCGCCTCTAAGACAAACACTGTTTGATCTTCAGTATCATAGATGACACAAATTTCATATTGATCGTAACGGCCACTGGACATTTGATAAGCATTGTCGCCAAAGCAATGCCACAAATATTTGGAGCCTTCTCCAATTTTATATTCAACCAATTCAAAATAATCTTGCAATTTCATAAATTTATTTCCTCGTCTATAATTTCCGCATCTTCCAATTTAACTATGTTAAGAAATCCTGCTGGCTCCCTGCTCATATAGCAATCAGAATATTCTCTGATATAAGGAACTGTCTGCCCTACAAGATTGTTATACCACATTAAAGAATCAGAACATTTAAGAATCTTTAATGATCTTTTAATTTCTGGTAGTTTAAGATTAGGTGCTTCCTTATCTTCAATTTGAGACTTCCGCCAGCCTTGTGCCATAATATTAAAAATTGAAAAGACGTTTTTTATTTTCGCCATTAAGAATAGAAACAACCTCACTAATAGATTCGGTTACTTCCCATGTTCCATGTGGAGGACAAAAGATGAAAGTGCGATTTTCCGTCACCTCATCTACAGTAACCTCAGCCATATGAATTGTCGCAATTAACTCCGAATTAATTGCTAGCTTGTTTCCGCGATGTGCTGCGGTTGCGTTTGTCAAAGTAATATACATATTATCCCCAAGTTTCATGTTTTGCTGCAATGTGTTCCCATCCGTCGTATTCCTCAATTTGCCATTCTGCGTCGACGGGTATTTCCACAACTTTTAAGTCGGCATATTTGCCACAAGCCTTGTCACCCATTTCCTCGACAACCTCTACAAGATATTTGTCGTCGCGTTCAATATTTCCTTCATAGAAATGATGATCATTGTCTACACGTCCTTCTTTATGGAACATGGAAAATCCGTGATTAGTTGTAGTTTTAACGAGATTCAAACCAGCAAGCTCGCCATAGCGCATTACGGCATCATCGGATAGACCAAATCCACCGTGGCATTTATTTATAACAATTTTTTTCATATAATTTTTCCCAATACATTATAGATCAATTGATTCAATTCTGTTTGATAATCGTTGTTACCCATTCGACGCTTCATCCAGATTTTTTCAAGCAATTCTTTTAGATTGCCTTGAAGATTGTTGGGTAGTTCGTCTCGAGATTCTAACTCATCCAGTAAATCTGATGTATCAAAATCAGACAAGTCAACTTCTAC